TGTTTTTTCATCTCTGGTAACTCGCTAGTCCTTTCGTCAATCCTGATTAAGAGTTCGTCCCGTTGGCTTACTTTCAATTTCTCAGTCATAACATACCTCTCAAAGTTAGTTCCCCAGACTAATCTACAGGTCTCTCATCCGACTGTGGTCACGTCCCGCTAAGGCCTCTTTCACATAATACACGGCATTTCTTAAAGCATCCTCTTCATCTATATAGATAACTTTAATGCCCATTGTCTCAAGGATTGCCTTTTGTGTTTTATCAATAGCAATCCTCTCAGGATTGCCGTAGTGATAGTATTCGCTTTGGACATTTATTCCTAAGTAGAGGTCGGGGATATAGAAGTCAAGAACCATACCTCCGAGTTCTTGCCTGCCCCCAAGCTGTGCTGATTGAAAGTCGAAACTTATCCCAAGTTTAACCAGCGCATTATATACTTTAACCTCTGGCTTTGAACCAACTTGGGTCGTCACGGCTCTATCACCATTATATTGTATTTAGCTTGATAGCTCGGTCCGGTGGGTTCAAGCCCGTGCATAGGATGTATTTTGACATAGTAAGTCTCCGTTGAATCATCCCTGAATGTGAACTCTAATAATGTCTGAGTTTCTGCGGCTGTCCATAGAGCAGCAACCTGTTGGCGAGGCTTATTCCCTTTGTATTCTTCACCACAATTAACAGTGAAACTCCAACCCTTTTTCAAGTCTAGTATCTTCATATAAGATAAAACTACGGCTTGAATGTCTGGGGTTAGGGTGCTAGTCCCCGTAGCCAGGTCAAACCTGAACTGAATAGCTTTAAAGGCTATACCAACATTTGTCCCAAATGTAAAAGTTACCGTCCCTCTACCACCTGAAATACCTGATGTGGCATTGTTGATTGTCCCCAGGGTAGTCCAGCCAGTATCCCTATTCGTATTAACGTGGTCTATCCTGTATTTTACGACTATAGTTTCAGTAGCAGTTACGCCATCTACAAACAGTTTTATCTTTGTGGCTAATTTGGGGTAGACAGCCGTTCCCGCATCAAACCAAGACCCGATGTGCATCCCCGCCGCAGCGTAGGTATAGCCCGATATTTTCTTGGGGTTAAGCACCCCTCTCGAAATATCCACATAGTAGATAATTTTATTACTATCAAAGTATAGGCGGTATTTACCACTGGCTGGAGAAATAATACCACCATATTTATCCGCATTTGCATCAGCCCATAAACAAGACCAGCCTTTGCCATCTGTCTGCATTACTGTTGAGTAACCTGTTCCTACTGTTATATATGAAGACACAAGAGCATAAAGGAAATTATCCCCACCACCTATGATGTTAGTAATCTCCCCATTGTATTCAGAGGGCAACCCGTCATCTTTATCTAAGCCCACATTACTTATTGTTGCTGTTGAGGCAACGGTATATTTCTTTATACCCAACGCAGCACTGTAAAAGGCTGCATCTTGCCAAGTTGTTGCGCCGTAACCCCCATAGGTTTCAAATGGTGATGTAAGGTGAGTAGGCAACCACAAGTCATTTGTGGCATCGAAAATCCATAAACCGCTCTTAGCTGCAATATATACCACCATATTTGCGCTAGCATCCTGATAAACAAATATCCTTCGTGGTGGTCCAGCAGCTATACGGGGGAAAGCCGTTTTTTCTGTCCAAGTCACCCCGTGGTCGGTTGTTATCCCAAAAGCGCCTGTGTCTGTTCTAACTGCATAAACTGTGCCTGCGAGATGAACCCCAAGATGATACACAGTAACACTAGCGTTAGAGACTACTTCGCTGGTGTTCATTTTATAAGTGTCGCCAGAGCGATGCAGGATTAGCGTATCGCCATCAGCAGTTAAATCTGTAACATTTGTAATAGAATTTCCTCCGAACAGTATCTCATCCAAACCCGTTCCAGTAGCATTTAGGGAATAGAACTTACTACCATCTGATAAATATAGTTCTCCATTGAAGTTTGCATAGGAAAAGGTGGTACCCGTTAGAGTGCCGACATTCCCTGATAATCGAGGTAAAACGATATGACCTTTATAATTTGTATTACAAGTAGACCACCAGTAGCGGTCGGTGTGGATACTCTCGTCCATCTCCTCAATCATACCACCGCCACGCTGGTCACTCATTATCAAGTTAGACAAAAACTGCTCATTCATAAATGAATAGTCCCCAGTTATCATCTTGGCTGGAAACCTACTTATTGTAGATGCTCGAACCTGCCCCTCAGTCTTAAAATAGTTCGACCCCAGGAATACTTCATTTTCGCTTATAACTCTATTTGCCATATCTTAAACGACCCACCTTGTATTTGGTTTCATTGATGTTCTAAGTTGCCGTTTCAACACCTCAGCCCTTCCTAACCAGTATTTTGCCAACCCTTGCCTATCGTGTATATCAAGGTTTCTGCTCTTGGCGTGTCCTATCAGTAAATGACCTGTTACCTGGGCTATAAGGTATGCTGGGTCAACCTTTGAGTCAGTAGTATCATCGGTTAGTAAGGCTGGTATTTGATAACCACTCAACCTGAGCTGGGTAGGATTACCTGTTATCCCAAGACCATCAGGTGTTAATTTCAGATATGTGGTAGAACCCTTGACTATGCTCAAATAGTCGGGGTGAAGAGTCTTGTATATTTTTGACGTAGAAAGAACGCCTTTTATGTGGTCGGCATAGAGGGTAAAAGCCCCTTTGTCCGTTACCATCTTCAAACCCACGCTGATAATAGCGGTATCTGAGTGGGGGTTTGCCAGGCTTATGGTATGCCGAGTGGTTGTATTTGCCGATGTCGCTGGGATGTCAAGAGCCTCTAAAACTGAAGCACACGAAGCAGTATTATCTAGTAGCACCTGAATGTCACCAGCGTCTAAGGCCGTAGACGACCTTATCGTTACTTCCAACTGGTCACACTTTGATAAATCTGTAGAACTTATATCATCAGTGGCCAGAATGTCACCAGCTCCACACCCCGCAGCTACCACTAATTTCAGACAGGCATCACCCTCCGTATTGTATGTGGTGTCCGCAGTAGCGGTAACATCGGTGTCAGTCAATTCATCCCAAGCAGTCTCACAGTTGTGAATTTTCTTCTCAGTTCCTATTGCACTCACATATTCTACCGTGTGAAGTGCTTCAAAACCAGTCAGGCAGTCATACTCATATTTCGTGGAAAGTGTGAAAGTGTCGTGGGTTTCTTTCAACTGGAGAGCATCGTTGGTAACATCCATTAAAGTCTGGTTTATCTGGTCGTTTATCTCTTCAATGGTAAAGGTTTTCCACATCTCATATGTATCACCATCAGTGATAGCATCACTAAAGACAGGAGCCATTGTGCAATCAAATGTCCCTGCATCGTGGGAGGTGACAAAGGACTTCTCGCCAGAAACTATACTTCCCGCAGGTGTATTTATCTGAACCTGCCTGCCTGCATACTCGTTATCCCCACCTTTTGCAAGCCCATATGTATCCTGTAAACTAGCATTATCAACAGTAGCCGTTACTTCACTCACGATTATATCATTTAAGTTATATCCTATACTCTGCCTGATTTCCAGCCTGTTTCTATCTGCTATTACCTGTGGCATATCTATAACTCCTTATTTTTGCGCCCATCCTCGGCTTGCTGGCACGGTATAAGTAATTGCCAGCTTGGGGTAGTAGCCAGCACCCCTTTCACTTGCCCAGACACGGGTAGCGTTTTCACCTGTCGGGGTAGCTGTATCTATATCACCCTTGACTTTCAGGCATAGCTTAACATTTGTTCCACCATCAACCGCACTTTGAACCCAACCTAGACCAGTAGCATTGAGAGCTAGGTCGTCATACTGTCCACCAGTCAACGGGTAGGGATAATATGAAGCAGCCCCAAGAGTAGTCTTTGTTAGATGGTCTCCGTAATCGGCTGCGTCAAAGGGGTCTCCTTGAACTCCCTCAAAGATACCTAAATCAGCGTGGTCGGCATTAGTTTCACTACTATTGCCTTCATCATAGACGGACATTGTGACTGCGGAAACTGTGGCATTAGAAGCAAGCCCGTGAATGAAGTAAAGGAATGACCTCTCAACTATATAATTGGGGTCTGCCCAAGTATTCCCCCCTTTAGTCCAGTCGTTCCCCGCCCTTACTGTATCGGCATTGGCAGCATCGTGGGCTGTGGCATAAGTAGCATCAGTGGCATAAGCCCCACCATCACTAGCGGTAGAGTAGACTGTTACACTATCAGCGATTACTAGAGGATATTTCTCACTGTCAAATACACTCTCAGGTATTAACTCCTCATCGTCAGAGACTTTAGACTCGCCTAGACTTAATTTGAAGTCCCCAGTCTGGTTATACTTTATCCTAACTTCGCCATTAGGGTTATCAGTGAATACCCACCTACCCAGCAAACCACCCTCTATGAGCCTCAGATGCCTCTTACACACCCCGTAGTCCCATTCCAATACATTGTTATGGTAGTTCTCATTATAGGGGTCGGTCTCAAGCAGGGTAGCCTCACCGCAGGACTGCTCTTTACCTTTCAGATATAGTTGCGGACTCCAGCTTATTCTTTGATTAGGCTTCAGCCCTGACTTGGTAGGAAATAGATTGACAAGTGAAATTTTTCCGTCTACTACACCAGCATCCACAAGATTAGGGGTCGCACCAAAGGTAGAAGATGACAGGCGTTCCCATCCTACAGTAGTTAGATTGTGCCCGTTCCCACAAATCTTCAATTGGTCAGGTCTTACTTTGGGCAAACCTCCGACAATCGCAAGGCGTTCTTTTCCCCTCAGACTACGATAGGCCTTTGAGTAAGGATTTCTTATGCTGTAATCAGCAGATAGCTCCCATTCGTCAGGGTCGAACCCCTGTCCCAAGAGTTGCTTCTGGACATAACTATCCCTTATTGCTTTATCAAACATAAGAGCCCCCTTTATTTATAGCCAACTGTTACTTTACAAGTTGCTGTTGTCACATCTAGGTAGATACCAGCACTAAACTCAATCGGTGGGTCAAAAATGAAATGAGCATAACCGTCAGCCGGTAAGTCAATAGCCCAGAGGTCAGTGCCACTGTTATCCGTGCTGTTGTTTAGCTCGATAGCCAGAGCAGCCGTATCGGAAATTGTTATCCAGTATACATCCCCGGCACTTCCCTTAATGTTGGTATCTGCTGCTAAAACTCCACTATTTAATAGAGTGCATTTTGACCTAGCACCAATTTGGTTTGTCCCAGCAGCTATTGACAGAATATCTACATCCCCAATATCTACTCCTGTGTTAGCAGCAAGTTTACCGATAGCATTTGTGCCCGCTGGGAGTGCAGCTACCACATCAACCTGCATTTCAGTGCCCGATATAGCATTGTCAATAAGTTCAACTGCTGTCTTGATTGCAGCCGAGTTTTGGTCTAAGACGTGCAGTCTACCATTGGTATCCACTATTAACGGAACATAGTCCCCATCAGCACCCGTTGCTGCTGCTGTGTTTGCCCTGACGGCTAATGCCATAATACCCTTATCGCCAGAAGTGTGTGCAGCGTCTTCAGCATATTCTGTCCCGCCACCTCCTGATAGGACATCTACTTGTGTGTGTCCGTCTGAATCTACGAGGGCGTAATACCAAGTCCCGCTACCGTCCTTTGCCGTGTTGCATAGGACGGGGTGGATTCGCCTGCTATGTACATCAAATGCTTTTGTGTTATAAGTTGCCATAAATTACCTCCTTAAACATTCTTTTCCCACTCATCCTGTTTGCGTTTATAAAGGTTTTTTGTGGGAAGGTGCGAGTCTTCAGTCAACCTCCAGCCAAAAGTATGGTTGGCGACAGACATAAGTTTCCTTGACCTTTGTCCGCATCTTGGACATTCAGCACTATGCCTATCATCAATCCCTTTAAGAGCATCAAACCTCAGTTGGCAAGCCTCACATTTAAAATCATACAGAGGCAAGGTCTGCCTCCAGTATTTGCTCTAGGGTTTCCCCGCCAACTGCATTGGCAGTTTGAGCTTTAAATTCTGTCTGTGTTCTCAGGTATCCTGAAGGTTCGGTATCTCCATTAACAAAAGTGAACAGATAATCACTGTTAAAGAAGACCTCACAGGACTTGAGCCTCCTAAGTTGCTCTGCCTTCAGCTTCTTGAAGTCTGTGAAATTTATCTGGGGGATTAAATCGGACATAGACCCTCCTATTTGTTCAATATGTCGTTTACTTCTTCCCTGTGCTTTGTCAACTTATAGATGATAGTGTGTTCTCCGCCATACGGCTTCTCCTCACCCCAATACCTATCGGCTGGTTTGTTGAGTTCCCTCGGCTTCCACTTGCCGTCAAGAATAGCCTCAATGATATGCTCAAGGAAGATTTGGAATAAATCACAGTAGACGGAGTCGTGTTCCACTTCGTCTATCACCACTTTGCCTATGGCGTGGAACAGGTCTTCCCTTGTCAGGTTGTGCTTATGAAACTCATCAAAGCAATCAAGTAAGGTGTGGGCAATCACCCTATCGGTGCTTTCCTTGGTGGGTTCTGGATACTTCTCAGCGAGGGATATTATTGCCTTTAATAATGGAGCTTTTACCATCTCTATAAAGTATCGCCTCAAGGGATTATGAAGAATGATATGCCTTACTTTACGAGATGTTAAGTTTGGGTTATTACCAGCAACATTATCCTTGAGTGTTTTCCCAATCAAGTTAATTACCTCTTCGTCCATAGCACACCTTTCGCTTCGGAGGGAGGGGATAACATCCCCTCCCTCCATTCGTGGTTACGTCACCAGCTTGGGTCGAGGTCAATCTTAAGCAAGCTGTATTCCGTATCGGCAGCAACGCACATTACCGTGCAAACGGATACATAGTTTGTAGCGCCATCGTTGTCCAGTGGCATAAATGACCCTGCTACCTGGTCACTACCCTGTGTTCCAGCAGCGTGTTCGCCTAACACCAATGTCCCATTGGTTAGCCCAGCTACTATGCCTTTGGTTTTTATCCAACCATAGTAATTGGCAGTAAAGCTAGAGATGATTACTACACCCACTGGCACACCTGTCGGAGTGGTCGGGTTAACAACCACAGCATCGTAAAGGTTCTTCCGGAGACCAGCCTTCGAGCTAGTCGTGCACTCTACCTCAATGGCATCCACTAGTGTAAGAACACAACTGGCGCTAGTATCTGCGGCAGGATGTGTCTTTATCTTGTAGCGTGCCCCTTCACCAGCAGCGTTGTTGATAAAGATGTAGCCATCCTTATACATATCCTCCGTGATAGCTGTAGAATCACCGTTGGTGATTGTTATAGAAGTGGCCCCCACTGCCGCCGTAGCTGCTACTGCTAAATCGTTGTCGTGGTCTGAACCTTCCGCAGCAGCTTGCTGGAGTAACTTACCGATGGTTACGGCTACTCCGCCATTTTTAGTATAACGAAGCACTCCGTCATCCCTGATAAGAGCCGTCCCAATCGGGAACAACTGGGTAGAGCTTTCAGCCCTAACATCTATATCAGAGACATTAACCTTCATCTCGGTTTCTTCGTCTATGCGTGGTAAGACTATCACGCCTAGTTTGGTATTGATTAACTTGTGTCTGAAGTCTGACATTTTACCTTTCACCTCCATTACTCGATATAGGGGGTCTATTAGAGACCTACCCCCATCAGGTCTTTTAACTTTAAGTGCTGGGTTCTATACCAGTTAGGATTGCCATTGAGTATTTACTGGCACACATTAGACCAGTATACCAGACGAACCGGTTGCATATTGCGTTGTAGTCCTCAACGAACTCTTCCCGCTCGTGCTTCATTTCGCCAGCGTGCAGACCTTGAACTTTCTTCTCGCCAATCTGCATAGCGATAATTACCGTGTTGTCGTAATCGGTTGCCCTGGTAGTATCAAAGTCGTAAGCGGTAATGTCCAGAACACTAGAGGAGTTGTTAGGGTAGTTGTTCAAAATCCAATCTGATACATAGATGGGTATACCATCGTAACGCTCCATCCTCATACCAAACAGGTTCATGTCATCACTTTCTACCCCGGAGCCACTAGCTCTTTGGATTACGTTCAACTTCCGCCTTGCGTAGCGAGACATTAAGAGAACGTCAGGCTTCCCAGGTTTAACTTGGTCAACCAACGCATCCATAGCTTTCATATCAAGCCCTGCTGATGTGGCGTGCTGAGTTAGAACCTGAGTATTGTTTCCTGTTCCAGGTGAAGTGTAGATGCTGCCATCAAGGTCAGTGGTTGAAGATGTCTCAAACTCGGCAATTATCCTGAGTAAGCCTTTAAACTGCTTAGTTGTGTTGTCGACCGATGTCTGCCCTATAATCAGGGTCTTCTCAAACTCGTGTGCCATAGACTGTGCCGCTAACTGGATGTCTATTGTTTCAGGGTTCTGGGTGGCGTTGAGTTCAATCGCAGACTTGTCGGTGTAGGCATTTTGAATCAGAGTGTAGATGTCAGTGCTTCTCTGTTCAACTGTGCCAGTACTCTCAACAATCTGGTCGCCAATAGTTAGCCACGAGGATGTGGGTAGGGCGGTTGCGACATTATACTTATAAGAGTTGCCCTTGATGGCTTTCATTGGCAAGGCAGCCAGTAATGGGCTCTCCTTTACCATCCAATCAACAACACCGCTAAGTATCGCATCCCGGTCAAGGTAATCGTATTGTGTTAGGGTTAGCATTTATTCCCTCCTTATTTTCTTAGCTTTTTTAGTCCAGTTTCTACTTTCTGGTCAGGTGTCATATTCTTCATATCAACACCCCCTCCCGCACTAGGTAAACTGGAGTCTATCTTCTTTGCGGGGGGTTTTTTAGGTTCTTGCTTTTCTTTTGGCTGAAGTGAGGCTTTGAGTGCCAATAACTCCATCTCGGCAGGGCTTTCCCCAGCCTTAATCTTTTCAATGAAACTACCAAGCGTTTTAATAATCTCTTCACCGTTCTCCAAACCATATTGAATAGCTAACCTGAGTGCCGTGTTTCTGTGTGAGTCCTCTCCAATCTTCTCCTTTTCCTTCTCAAGGGTTTTCCAACCCTCTTTTGACTTGGAAGTAGCCTCAATTAAAACACGCTTTTCCTTCTGGAAGTCCTTAATAGTCCCCTCATCAATTCCCTGCTCCTTCCACCCTTTAAGTTCGCTGGCTTCATTCTGGGCTAACTGCACTAAATCAGCTTCCTTTTCTGCTTTGGTTTCAAGGTCGCCAATTCTCTTCGTAGCCGTATCCAACTGCGCATAGAGTGGCTTTAACTCTCTATCCTTCATGGACTGAGCTAATGTAGCTGCCTCCGCCTTAACCTTTTTCTGAACTTCCTCATCAGTGTAAGTTTTGGTATCTTTCGATTCCTGGGACTCACTACCCTCTTCTTTGCCTTGGTTCTCTTTTGAAACAGTGTCCTTCACCTTTGAAACAGTTTGAGTATCAGTCTCCTTTTCTGAAGTCTGAACCTCGGCCTGCTCCTCAGCACCGACCTCCCGCTCCTGTGATTCCTTAGCCATAATGTTAGTTGTCCTCCTATTAAAAATATTTTAAAACAAACAGTAAATTTCTAATTCACCACTTTATCTCTAACTCCTCCAGTGTTCCACCTTGCTGTGGAGGTGCTGGAGGAAACGGCTCTGCACCCTGTCCTTTAAAAAGCTCATCGAGTTCTTTGTCAAAATCAAAGGTGGCTCTGTCGCCGCCCAATACGCTGGACTCCCGATAGTTATCCCACCAGGTTTCGTCCTCTATACCATCTGCCCTCATTTCTTCCACTTCACGGGCGGCCGGGGGCAAGTCCTTAATCCAGTCGTCTTTATGCTCTAGGATATAGTTTCTAATACTCGAATCATATCCTTCTAAAAATGTTTCAAGCTCTGCTTCTATTACATCCCAGTCTTTTGGTAATTCAGTTTTCTCAATCAACTCAGCCCTGAACTCTTTGTAAGCGTCCATTGCCTTGTCTTCGGGCTTGGCACTTTCCGCATAGCGTCTTTCAAACTCTTTAACGCCTTCTGGGTCAAGCCCTTCTCTCATCTCCCACAGGATTGCCTTTGCCCCGCTATAATAGGGTCTTATGTAACCTCTCTCCCTGTCATAGTCATATTTATTCATTTCACCGGTCAGAAGTTTCTCCGCAGCCCTATCTAATCCAGCATCCCTTCTTCTCGTAGCCGCTTCACTTAATTCTCTACTTGTTCGATTGAAAGCGTCACCTGCTTCAACCCAGTGAGCTTTTTGCTTTTCTTCCAATTCTGCTAGGTCGAGATGATTACGCATCAACTCATCTAATTGGGCTCGGTTTAAGTCCTCGAACTTCTTATTGTAATCTGACTCAGCATATATCTGCCTTAGAATTCTAACTTTATCCCAGTCTGTCTCAGGGATTGTTCGGCCACCAAAGCCCTCAGCTAATGCCCTCATCCACTCGTCCCATGTTGGTATATGTGCACCGTCTTTTTCTATCAGTGTTCCAGCCCAGATAGGAATACCCCAATCTCCCAAAGTCTTAGCTACAGAGGCTAGATTGTCCCTCGTTAGTTCACCTAGATAATCGTGTCCAGTTACAAAGTCTGCCATTAAAGACATTGGGGGTCCAAACTTTGAACGAATGAACCTCACTATCGGATTACCCATATCAAGTTTGATTAAGTCCTTCGGGTTATCTCCCATAATGGCGTGTATGTTTACCAGCAATCTAGCCAGAGCGTAATAAGTGCTGCCTACACCTATGTATCCTTCACCAACCTTAACAGTAAGGAACTTGGCACCATCTCCGCCAGCACTCTCAGGTAAAGGGTTAAGCCTCGGTTTTTGTCCTAAAGCTAGGGAAATGCCTGTTGTGAAAGCAACCACAGCTATCATTAGTCCACCGATAGAATCCCTTGCCATATGTCCAGTGTAATTGCCTTCAGTCAAATGGGCTATGTTCCCAAATACAGACCGATTAAGTCTTGTGGAAAAGAACAGTATATTTTCCACCGCTTGCTGCGTATCCCCCACACCCATTGCTCTTGTTGAAAGCCCGCCAGTAGCAGGGTTTGACCACTCAGCGAGTTCATCCAATCTCTTTTCTATTTCAGCAGGGTCTTTTAATCCGTGTAAAGCCCTTTGCCTTTCACCTATATAAAGATAGGTCTGAGTGGCATTTCTACCCCAGGTGAAGGCAGCACCAGTCCATTTATAGAGATTACCCAGCAATGGTATCTTACTTAGTATGTTTGTCGCTTCGGCAAACTCAGACTGGCTCAGTGGTGCACTGTGCTGAACCATCTCTAGCTGTACCTGCTTTATTTCAGGTAAGTCTATCCAAGCCTTTGCACGCTTATGGTCAAACAACCTCTGCCAGCCTCTAAACGCACCCTTAATCCAGTAAGCTGATGGTTGAGCAGGAACCCCTTTACGTAATCTTGGCATAAACTTGATAAGGTTCATTGTGTCAAGCCCCAGAGCACCTAATGTCTGGATACCCTGCACTGAAAGGTCAAGTGATGCCTTTGTCTGTCTTAATACTGCCCCAACATCACCGAGTGCTCCTGTAGCTTTTTTAGCAAGCCCAGGACGATTGTAACCGAAATACTTCTCTGTTTGGTGCAGGATGTCCCTACCCAGAACCTCTTTACCTGCTAACTCCTGAGTAGTAAATATCTTGCCAGGTAAATACATACCCCAACCCTCATCTATTCTGGGTCCAGCTCCAACCTTTGCGGCTTGGTATGCTTTCCTGCTCAGTTCATATTGATATCTTACATCATCTGCGGTTTCCCAAAAGGATTTCTTGAGTGTTGTAAACTCTCCGGCCTTTGCACCTCTGGTTATCAATGCACCCAATTTATCTGCCATCTCAGGGAAGGCTCTTCTGATTTGAGCCATAGTTTGAGGGGATATTACCTCACCCCTGCCAGCTCTTGTTATTAAAGATGGGTAGCGATAACTACCCATAAGTTTATCAACAGCAACTTTCTGGTGGGTTTTATCTATCAGGTCATTGATATACTTTGCGGGAATTCTCGCCTTTGCGGTAGTTGTTAGTTCGGTCAACATCTCCTTAACGCGCAAGTCTATAATCCAGTTATAAGCTGCCTGCGACTGATACTTCAATTCCAATTCAGGGTCTAGGTATGTAACAGGCTTCTTTGCCTCGGCACCGGCTCCGGTTGTCTCATAGTATCTAGGCTTTTGAGTTCCCTTCCACCTGCCCCTACCATAAGCCTCAATATCACCAACCTTATCAACAACACGCCTCAAGTAAACCCAGTCACTTTCACCAGACATCTTATGTAGCTTTATGTCATATTTTGCAAGTTCCTTTTCCAGCATAGAAGTGATTTCACGTGATACCTGCCTAAGTTCGATAAAGTAATCCATATATTCATCGGGCATATCGTAGTGTGGAGAGTTTTCGGTTATGGTGTGGATGTGCATATCAGGACTACCATCTGGAAGTTTAGGTGCAGTTTCTTTTGGCTTTACGCTTTTATCAATTACAATTCCCTTAGATGTTTTTGGCTTTCCGCCTTTGGCTTTGATATTATTTACCCCAGCTAAAGCTATATCTTGGAAAGAGTCTGACATATCCCTTAACTTTCCTTGAAGTATCTTGGCTTGCTCGATAGGATTATCAGCTAATAGTTTGGGGTCTAGGAGCTTAACAACCTGCCTTATCACTGGTAGACGGGCTACTTCCTTCCTCTTTGTTGGCGTTTTAACATATCTTAAAATTGACTCCGTTGAAGGGAACTCCCCCACAACCGAAGGGCGAGGTGGCTCAATGGGTGTGACTGCGGGTGGAGCCTCTGGTATACCCGCCTCGACTTTGGGGGTAATCTCCCCAGCAACAGGAGGCTTTACTGGTGGAGGTTTAATGGGAGGAGGCTTTACTGGTGGAGGTTTAATGGGAGGAGGCTTTACTGGTGGAGGTTTAACTTCAGCAATATCATCAAGCATCTTTGATAAACCAGATACGGCTTCTTTGGCAGTCATATCAGCCACGGGTTCTATCATTTGAGGGGTAATTTTTCCTGCACCAAGCCCGTCCATCATCCTCTGGGAAGCCCACTTAGGAGAAGCCCTCTTGACAAGAAGATTTGTTAGCTTTTCAATTTGTTTAGCGGTTAATTGTATTCCACGCCTTTCCGACCAAACTTGGATTTCCTGATATAAATGGCGTTCAAAGGCCGTCTTATATGCCTTGAGTAAATTACTCATAGTGGCTGAGGGAATTCCAACCCCCTGAGCCTTTGCCAGATTTTGCAGTTGTTTCTTGGTGGCTTCCAGTATAACCTTATTAACTACGGCATTAGATACCCTACTCACAGTCTGAGTGAGAACAAAACCTATTCCCCTTTCTGCAACCGGCAATCCAGTAGTCTCAAGTATCACCTCCCCAGCCCTTGCCATCCCTTGAGGAATAGTCCCCTTTGCGGCTGCCTCCTTTAAAGCCCTTATAGCATTTAAGGCACTAACACCACCTTGTGCTAAACCAAACCAGAAAGGTGCGGCTAAAACCATCTGAGTTACCGTATCAGACTCCTGTAACCTCTCGTAATACTCTCCATCTGGCAAAAACTTCTTTAAATCTTCCGCAGATGCAACAGGTAAACCAGTTTCCTTATAAGCTTCCCACTCTTCCTGCGTCATCTTGGAACGCTTCTCAAGCTCCTCGCCCAAATAACCAATACCAGAACCCACAAAATGTGCTGGGATTGAAGCCGTTTCTATTACTGGAGCAACCTTTTCCATTATAGGAGTCCTAACCTCCATAGCTTTAGCTGTTGGTTTTACCCAGCCCTCCTGTATCCCCCTCATTCCAACATCAATAGCCCTGAAACCACTTTCTACATAAAATCTCAGAGCATCCAGCCAGAACGGGACATCGGTTCTTTCCTCACGATTTACATTCGGCTGTAATTTTTTATTAAGATAGTCATTGATTACATCACCATCTTTACGGAGGTCTTTAGCTATTTTTGTTGTTATATCTTTCTCTGGCATCTTGTCCTCAATAATTTAATAACCACCTTGTCCTCGGCACGCTCCTACTGGTATAAGGCGGATACCATTGTTCCTCTTGGCTTTGATAACTTTGTTGTGGTTGTGGATAATAGTTTTGTGGCTGGACTGTCCCTGTCACCTGGGGAGCCCCTGGTGGTATCATACTGGCTTGCCAGTTTTTCCTTGCAAATTCTACATGCTGGTTATAAAGATTTTGCGTGTTCTGTCCAGCCGTAAGCCGCCTTGACGCTTCATAGAAAGGATATTGCTCAGGCGAAGCACCTGTCTGTTGGAGGATACGGATTTGCTCAACGGCTTTTTGCTGTTCACTAAGGATAGCCTTTCTCTCTCCCAAATCCCCCGCCCTGCTCATTTGGTCAGCAAAGTAATCCTGCAACCGTGCTTTATACATCTCCCCTGGATTAACATAACTTCCACTCAGGAACTCAACAAATGATGGCGGCTCAAAGGGTTTTACATCCACAGGTTCTGGATAGTATTGACTAGAGTCACCTTTAAAGACACTTGGCGGTGCTTCTTCCATTCCCATTTGACTTCTCTGGTATTCCGATAAACCCTGTTCTCCCATTGGTATATATCTGCCCTTCTCGATATGTGGTTTAGCTCTCTGATAATCGAAAGTCCTATATAAAGGATTTCCAAACTGGTCTGTTAAAACTACGCCCTCTTCGGGAACTAATCCTCCCCCGTGTGGGCCGTAACGGACATTCCCTGCAAATCGCTGGTATTCTCCCGGCGACTCCCAACCCAGCTTTCCCATAGTGCTTTCGGGTCTATAAGTCCAATCTTCCCTATCGTGCCCTGACCTCCACCTTGCAGCTTCTTGTGGTGTCGGAGGGGCTCCTTGTTCTCCAATATAGTTTAATATCCACTGAGCCTCTTCAAAACTGGTGGGTTCGCCCTTATAGTCTAGTCTTGTTTCCTCCCATTGTGTCCCTGGTCTATACCAACCTTCCTTGAGTTCATCTTCGAATGGAGATTGTAAGTCCTGCAATTTGGCAGATAGGAAACCTATCCCTGCCTTTGTATGATAAAATTTACCTCTAGGTTCTTTACTTCTATCTGTTAGCCAACTAATTTTTTCCTTTTCTTCTGGCATTATCTACCTCTCACCATTCCCAAATTAGCCAACCTCTGCTGTTCCTGATTTTGCACATTTGGCATACCCCGTTGAGCGACCTGTGCCTGAGGTGGCATACCCATTGGAAGCCCTGCCTGATTATTAACACCCTGAGCCTGTCGTTGCCCTCCCATTCTTCGGTGAAGTTCCATCAGGAGTATATCGGCTGTGCTATAGTCCTTGTCGTCAATACAGGCTACGGCAGCTTTCATTAGGTCAACCTCGGCAAGTCCCTCGGCATTTTCCCTCTGAATCTTCTTGATTTCTGAGTCTACATCTTCAACTCCCACCTCATCCATAGCCGTCTGCCGTGACCACAACCTTGCTTCTTTCAACTGCAACGCTAGTCCTGCATTTTCTAGTTTATCTTGTAGTAGGTCAGGCACCAAGTCACACTCTACTTTCCAATCGGTATTTATCTTGTCTGGCAACACTTCTACCCTGAATCTCCTATTAGTGCTGTCAACGCCTTGAAGTGTCATCTCTCCAAAGTCACCGTTTGTATATTGAGAGTTAATCTCCTCACAGAGCCACTCGAAAGCTTCCTCTATCGCTAACTGGGCAGGTTTCAAAACAGACATTGCCGCCCTAGTGAGCATACCACCTAGTGCCGCAGGCATTTGCTGGTTTATTTGACCATAAGCTATTGGAGCCATACCCCCCATAGAAAGTTGCTGCATATAATTTGAGAGTAAAAAGGCTGCATCCCTGGGCATTTCACTCTTTACAAATTCACCTATTGATTGCCCTTTGCTTGTATCAACATAGACTATTCCCCCGGGCACGTTGGGGTCTTGCTCAGGTTCTGGCTTATCTCCCTTTGTGCTGTCCCACTCTATAACTAGGGGGTTCTTGGCTGCTTTCTGCACTATCGTTCTATAGTCGCTTAGTATTTCACTCTCCAGTTTATAAATATGCCTGTTATTGGCAAAGCAGGAAACCCCCACATCCTTGAAAGTATCATCGAATTTAGAACTCTGAATAAATGGTGTGCTACCTACTTCTCTAATATAGACAGGAACATAGTTAAGCCCGTGTGGTTCTGGTTCTTGTATCCACTCTTCGCCAACAAAAACCCCCTCCTCATTCTTATCCCAAGCGTCCCACACTTCAATCCTACCTTGTTTGTCTGCTTTAGCGTGTTTAATATCACCATACTCTTCTTTTAATTGGCTGGCAGACGCCCATCTTCTATAGCAAGCCCACTCCAAGCCTTTAGTTCCAGCACCCCAACGGGTATTTAGCCAGTCCCAGACGGCAACATCTGGAATTACCAAGTCATCCTCTTTTTTCATCAAAAACCTGAGTGCAACAAAACCCCGAATAGGAGCGTGAAAAGATAACTGGCTCTGAATACCACCGCCACTACCAGGGATTGATTTTAATCTCTGGTCGGCAAGCCTTATCGAGCCGATGTCTAATCGTTCAGTAAGTGAAAGGGCATCCCTTTCTTTTTGGTTCTCATCTGTAATTTCAATACGCAGTTTTAATTTGGAGTAAGCCAGTGTTTCTATAAGTTTATGACCAAGAACGGAAGCACTGTTTGTGGTAAAATTCTTAGCATTGGGCTTCTTCTCTTTATCCGAACAGTAAGGCTCAAGTCGTAATAGCCCAAAGTCTTCCTCTGCCAAGTCTCGGCGTTCTAGTGTCCTGGCCTCACACTCTTTTATGTCCTTTAAAATCTCTTTAATCTCTTTCATAAACTACTTCCTTCTTGAGGCATTCCTAGCATTTGCTGACTTCTGGGCATTTGCCCTTGTTGTTGAACTACCCACTATCCTACCCGTTTTTTCTACAATCTTAAAAGGTTTGCTACCGCTTCGCTTACTTACCTTTACGGGCATAATTGCCTCCAGTTAAAATTGTGGACATACTAGCGGACATTTCTATATTAAGCTTAGATATAAACCCTATCTACTCAAATTTGACATCTGTGTAGACATTTATATACAGGCGCCCCATAGGAGAATTAAACTCCTGCCTCCTGCTCGACAGGCAGGCATCCTATTCATTAGACCAATGGGGTAAATGCTAGAGTCCCCACTTTGGGGACTCTACTCCCTACCACCGAAGCAATAGGGGGGATAACTGAAGGGGCACCCATAAGGACAGAACCTTTCTGGAGACCCCTCCGTCGTAATGCACGGGGCTAGGGATTTCGTTGTTTGACAACTTTGTCACCCTAGATGGTTAGCTTTGTCTACCTTGCCACTTAACGGAGTCCTATGGGTCGGTTCAATCCGTTTAGGCCGTAGCGTGTCACTATGCCACCAGTGTTCTAATCTACCATTATAGCGTCTACCTATTCCGCCACCCCGTTAATTTAAATTAAATACCTATTTATATATAATACTTGTATAAATCTACATCTGCTACCTAGGCAAGACCGTCTTCGAAGATTACACCCAACCGCATCTCTTTTGCCTTCTCTAATTCCTTTGTCGCACCCTCCGACCCTTCCCAACCGTTCATCATATATATAACGTCACATCTCTGCAGGATTTCCAGGTCGCCTTTTATATATCGGGCATCACCTAGTTTACTTCCCATAAACATTGTATTGGTGTGTGGGCAAACCACCGCATAACCCTCGTCCCATAATTCTTTTGCCTTTGCCCTGGCTTTCATAATGTTTTCAAAGACTTCGTTCTCTGAGGTACCCCGATACTTACCAGCAATATATATTACCCGCAATTTACCCCCCTTCTAAAGTGCTATCGTCTTCCTTGACTTCTCCAGTGTCATCCTATCTATATGCGGTTCAATCACTATCCTCGGACAACCTAGTGTTGACGGTGGTGTCCCCCACCTTTCCAGATAACAAGGCGGAACTCCCTGCATATAGGCTTTAATCCAAGCACCAGTCATTGTTGCAATGGTCTCAAAGGACTTAATCTTACCACCCCTTAAAATAAGCCTCTGCGGGATGTCAGGTGACTCCTGACCGTGAAGGTGTCCCATCAAGACTATATGAGCATTTACCATAGATTGCGATAACCTTAAAACTGATAAAGCCCTGGCACCAGATGTCCTTGCCGAACCCTCACCGTGCCTTGCGTGTATTATATAGGAGTGAACCTCTGTGCTGTTTTTCCTCCTGAAGGATAGATTTACAAAGCAACTAACCCCAGCATATGGGACTTCATTCTTCTGATTAGCCCTCTTTAATATCTCCTTCAGCATATCATAATGGTTAAACCGTCTTATACTGTCTTCGTGATTGCCTTCCAATAACCCAAGACATTTGTTCCAAATCGGCTTTAACTGCTCACATACCGCATCACACTGTGTCGGTCCGATATTGTCTACATTATCCTTCATCCAGGGAGAGAGTATCTTCCCCTCCCACCTCTTAAAGTCGGACGGCACTATACAATCAGCATAATCACCCATCCCTAACCATGTGGCATTGGACTGCCTCTCTATCTCTTTTACCTTCTCGCCTAACTCGTCCTCAGCACAATGCACTACCCCTAAATGTATGTCCCCAATAGGATAGAAATAGAACTTCTCCCCTGGCTTGTAGATAATCTGCTTGGTGATTACTTCGATAACAACCCTCCTTTATTATCTGAATACCTGCACCGGCATCTTGTTACTATCTTTCCTGACCATAACTGGATTAAACTCACTTAAAATATAGCTCTCCGCAGACATTAAATGATATGTAGCCTCATTGTGTATCTTCTCTGTCATTGTGTCTTCTTTATCAACTTCATAACTGAACGATGTCTTCTCATCTATATAATCATTTAAGTCACTAAACACATATATCCTGTTCTGTGCGTGTAAAGAGTTAACCCTCCGTATCCTCTCTATCCTCTCATTGCTTAACGCACCCTCCGCTAAGTGCCACCCACCTAATGAATACCCATCCCTCGCCTCCTGCTCCTGATGATTGCCTGCTACTTTCCTCTGAATTGATTCCCCTTGACTTAACTGCTGAAAGTTCTTTATATGGTCGACTACGCTAGCCTTCCGTAGATATGTCCTGTATAAATAGAAGAACCCCGTTGCCGGCTCCTGCGCATACCATACGGCTGCCGTATTCACGCTTCCAAAGTCCTGCCCAAAGTATCTAGGCCAGTCAGAAGGTATAGCCCTCCTGGGTATAACGCACATCTCACTGTTAAAGGCATCATACACTAACCCCTCCATTGTGGTCAATAACTCACCAGCTAACTCCTGCCTACCTAACCTGGTGCCTTCATACTTTGCCATTATGTATGTCAGGAAGTCTGGAGCTAGGTTGTCTCTGTTCTCAAGCGTATGCCCTTTGGTAACCTTTACCCTTGCCTTATCCTTGATAAGCTCTTTTAACAATTTAATTGGCCGTGGCGTGGTAGTTACTACACATTGAGGCTTATCACCTACCCTTAACCCCATCATAAGATTGTCCCAGGTCTGCTGAGGATACATAAACTTTGCTAGCTCATCGCACCACACCTTCATATGCTGCGGTCCCCTTAACTGGTCTGGCTCATCACCAGAATAGATAATAGCCTGAACCCCATTAGGCCAGGTCAATCTTCTCTTTGACGGCTCATACTGAGGATAAAACCAGGGAGGGCTTATCTTTAATAATGAACTGTCCCCTATCTCAACCATTGTGTCACGGACATCAGCCTTTGTTTGCCCTACTAGAGCTATAGGACTATAACCTTCACTTGCCCACTGTCTTACTAACTCGGCGCCACTCCTTGTCTTTCCCCCGCCTCTACCAGATAACTGTAACCAGATAAACCAATCACCATCAGGAGGCAACTGCTTCCGCCTAGCCCACTGTGGCCAATCATAGTATAATACCGCTGACTCTTTATCAGTTAGACCCTTTAAAAACTTCTCTCTGTCACTTTCCGATAATAGAGCCAGCCTGTGTATCTTAGAATTCTCAGACATTACCATCCTTTATTTATAACATTACCATCAGCATCTAGCTCTTGCACTGCTACCTCTTTGCCTTGATAACTTACCATATCACCTGGCTTATGAAGACGCTTGTTATACCTAGGTGGTTTACTATTACCTTCACATTTCAGGGCACTTCTCGTTGACCTCACGAGGTCTAATCTACCATTATTATCAACCTTTAAACCAGCCACGCCTAGCTTTTGCTTTAAGTCCGACACTTTGGGTATAACATCGGTGTCCGTTATACCCAACTTAGGTATAACGCTAGGTATAACAGAAGATTGCTTGTGAGACTGTTTGGGTATAACGCTCCTCCTATAGTCTCTCATCCATTTAGCCTGTTTCTTCTTGCTCAGTGGCATCATTTAACCTTTCTGCCAGTAGTTTGAGAGCACCCTCTAGCTTCCATCTTGCGTCTACTACCATCTTATCTACATTTATATTGATTGTATTCCCGCCCTCAGGCTCATAAACCCTTTCCATTTTGTTTAGCTCTGCTATGGCTCTTACAGGGTCGTGCAACCTAACCTTTGTTACTACAGCTTCACCAGCACCATCTTTGTCATACTCGGTTTTACTAGTTACCTCTTGTAATGCAGATTGATTTGGTGATTCTTTGCCTACATTTATAAGGTCTCGGTCGGGTCCACAGGTAAGATAGTCAACCAGTTTACCCCTTGAGATTTCTGACAGTATTTTTTTTCTCTCAATTTCATTGGCAATCAGTGGGATTTTTGCAGCCTGTCTCAGTTCTTCAAGTCTTTGTTTTATCTTTGTTTTTCCAGCTAAGATACACGCATTTCTATCGACATTTGAAAGGGCATAGTTTGAGGAGTAGCCGGCTTGTATCCAGGACTCACGCTGGGTTAGTCCTTTAAATATATTATTAACAAAGTTCTCTTGTTTTTGGGTTAGTTCCTGCATTTATTTTATTATCTCCGTTAAAAAAAGTTTACCGCTAGGCGTGGTGAGATTTGACAAGGCTATATCAGCATAGTAAAGTGAGAGTATAAAAGGAGGTAAGGGAATGACAAACCTTGAGAAAGTGTTGCTAGAAACATTATCAAAGCTACTGGCAAAGTGCTGTGA